CTAGGATTCGCTGCTGGCCTGCGTGCGCGGCATCGGCCGCTGCTCGTAGACCTTACTGGCCGCGCGGTGCACGGCCGGCGTGTCACGGCCCCTAGTGTACTTCTCGGTGGTGGCGCGGGTGGTGTGGCCCAGCAGCCCCTGCACCGCACCTAGGTCCTCAGTCACGTTATCGGCATTGTCGGCCAGCGTGCGCCGGCTGCTGTGGGAAGAGAAGTGCGTGCTGATGCCCGCCTTCTTGCCGGCCCGCTTCAGGTTCATGTTGACCTGCGCGGTGGCCCGCTTCATTTCTTGCAGGGCCGAGGCGGTGCTCAGCTGAAAGTAGCGCGGGGTAAGCCAGGGCAGAATAAAGGCTTCGGGGTCGGGCTGGCTGCCATCGGCCGGCAGAAAGCTATCGAGCAAAGCCGTGAGCTGGGGCGACTCCTCGACTATCTTCTCGCGGTCGCCTTTATCCATCGTGAAGCGCACGCTGCCCAGGCTGCGCTGTTTCCATTTCAGGCGCAGCACCACGCCGATGCGCGAGCCGTGCAGGTAGTACTGGATGAGGTAGGTGGCGCGGGCCTGGTGCTGCTGGGGTGGCAGGGCCACGGTTTCCAGTGCCGAGAACTCGGCATCGGTGAGCCAGGTGCGCGACGGGGTAGGGGTGGGGCGCTCGAACTCGTCGTAGGGGTTGGCGTGCTTGGCCACGTGCTTTTTCTTGATGGCCCGCTCGACGTAGATGTTGAGAATGTCGTGGGCCTTGCGCCGGGTGCCGGGCCCGTTCTTGAGCTCGCGCTTCATGTAGGCGTCGAAGTCGGCCACCACCTGCTCGCTGAGCTGGTCGCAGGGCAAGGGCTTCTTGCCAGCCTGCCAGCCCCAGGCGTCGGCCAGCTTGTTGAGCGTGGTGTGGCGCGCCTCGCAGGTGGAGGCCGCAAAGCTGCCTTGGTCATCGCGCGCCCAGCTCTGGTAGGCGAAGGTGAGAAAATCCACTACCTCAGCCTTGGCCTGCTTGGGCTGCAAGTCCTCGCCGCTGGCCAGGATGCGCTTGAGCTCCTTGGTGCCTAGGTCCGGCTGCTCGCGCGCCAGCTTCTTGGCCCGGCGCAGCAGACTGAAAATAGCCTCGTTGAAGTCGGAGTGTTCGAAATGGTTGGTTTTTATCCAGTCCTCTTTATCGGTGCTGCCTTTGGGGTTCCACTGCTTGGGCGTCACGGCTACGCCGGCCACGTTCAGGTAGCCTACGATGCGGCTGGCCGTGATGCGCATGCGCACGTCGTGCAGGCCTGCTTTGTCGGGGTTGGGGTCCAGCAGGATTTTGAAAGTGGCTGGCATAGGCTAGGACAGCAAGCGGAAGGGCACCGGACCGTAGAATTCGCGCACTTCCCAGATGGAGTGAATGTCCTTGCGTGCCACGGTGAAGTGCCCACCTTTGCCGCCGGTGGCGTGCAGCGTCAGGCCATCCTTGTTATTGAGGTCGTTCCCATAAATGGCCTTTACAGTAACTGTGTCTTCATAGTCCACTACGCAAGCTGTGTTGTGTAGATACTCCCATTTACCTTCTGGTATAGGCCAGGCAATTACTTGTTGCCCATCGCGTAAGCTGGGTTCCATACTGTCGCCCTCAATGTCGAATACAACGGCATCCTTATAATCCTCAGGGGTTTTGCCAGGAGGCAGGCGATGCAGTACGGTATCGAAAATATCGCTATTCATGTGGCGCTGAAGCTGCGTGTAGTTGAATGACGCGCGCGCCTTGAAGCTGACATGAGGTAGCTCGATTAGAGGTATGTCGCTGAGCAGCTTGTATGCCTGGACATTGCCCTGGTCCGCAGGATACGACGAAATTTTTTGTGGGTCTGCGGCAATGTAGAAAAAGCCACTGCTTCCGTGTGTGTTATCGGGTGTGTTAGGTATATCACCACTCAACAAATAGTCTACTGACACATCATAAAGCGCTGCTATTTTTTTGAGGGTAGCAGATGAGGGACTACTGATGCCAGTCTCAAATTTCGAAATGGCACTTTTTGTCACCGACAAAATCTCCGCTACTTCATCCTGGGTGAGCTTCTTGGCTTTGCGTAGCAGTTTTAGTCTACTATTAACCCCTTGTTTGTCAGACATATTATTGTTTTTATGGAAAATTACTGTGATTTTTAATCAACTTTATTTGCTTTATGTCAGTAATAGTCTACATCTTTGCTGGCACTAGAGCTAGTTGACCAAAGGTACACCCATCTTTTTTATGGCACACACTGAAAATCCTACCCCGACCAGCCTCAAAATGCGAGTGCTGGCTATCCGAAGCCAATTGCCCGCCAATGTGCGTGCACGCATTCTAGACCAGTTCCCGGACTACGACACAGCAAAGGGCGCCAAGAAAATCCACAACGTGCTTGGTGGCGCCTCTTCGGACGAGCGTCTCACAGACTTTCTCGAATCATTGGTTCTGCCCCAAGCCGCCTAGGTTATGGAAAGCATTGTGTTTCGCACCCAGAAAGGCAATCCAGCTACCGACACGCGCCGCATAGCTGTGGCTTTTGGCAAGGCGCATAAAACCGTTCTGCGGGCAGTTGACAATCTGGAAATCAGCGAAGAATTCTCACGGCACAATTTTGCGCCGTATCAATTCACAAGCTCACGAGGCCGCAAAGAGCGCGCAGTCATGATGACCCGCGCCGGCTTCACTAGGCTGGTGATGAGCTTCACCGGCAAGAAGGCTGCCGCATTCAAGGAGCAGTATATCGCTCAATTTGACGCGATGGAATCGGAGCTGCGGCAACTGCGAGGTGATGCACCAGAAGTTAACCTACTTGACCATGCTCGGCGTGAAGTGCAGGTAGCCAACTCCAAAAGCATCAACAATCACCAGTATCTCCTAGGAGGGGTGGCCTCAGTAGTTGATTACAACCGCACCAACTGCTTGCTGCATACTGGCAAGCGCCCTAGTGAACTGCTGGCTGAGGCTAAGCAGCGGGGTGTGCGGTCTAAAGCTCGCACCTCGGCGAAAGAGCTGATGCGTCAAGAGCAGCCCGCTGTCGCCTGCTGCATGTCGCTGGCCGACCAATTGGTAAGAGCGGGCGCTACCCTAGACCAAGCTGCCACTATCACCACGCAGGCAAAGCAAGTCTTCGAAGGCATGATGCGCCTAGGCTTTCGGCCGACTCAGCTCAGCCTCTAAGCAAAGCAAAAGCTGCTTAAAAATCCATCTCACTACTAGCCCATCTACCGCCATGCGCACCATCATGCCAACCTCCCTGCTCAAAGCCGAAGCTCGCTACCTGTCGCTCCGCTCACTGCGCAATAAGGCCAGTCGCTGGGAGCGAGCCCGCCGCGCTTTTGCCAGCTTCAACCTTACGCGAGTAGTGGAGCTGGGCGAAAACTGGAACGACTAGCTGCCTAAAAGCAAAAGCCCCAGCCGCACTACGAATGCGACCGGGGCTCAGAACCAATAACGGTTCAAAGATACAGCACAATACCCTAATCACCAACCAATAACACTGCCATGCAGTCCTCTGCAACCACGCCCGCCACGCTCGTACCCGCGCTTACCGACTTGTTCAATAAGCGGGTCAAGCACCCTGCCACCGCCCTGCAACCCGGTGACAGCCTGCACCTCACCGCGCCCCTGCTAGGCTTCCCGAAGGGCCGCAAGGTGGCCGTTTATGGCTATTGCGTTCAAATCGACACGCAGGGCTTTGCCTACTCGGCCGTGGCTTACGTGCGCCCCGATAGCCTGAACGACCACGCCGTGGCCTACAGTGAGCGCGAAGCCGCTCGCTACCCCGCCGTTGACCAGCGCGAGCAGTGGTTCGGCTCGGTGCTGATGTACCTGACCGAAATCGACCTGACGGAATATGCCGATTGCCTCAAGCTGGAGCGCCTGAGCGAGCGCATAACGCCGCTGCTGCCGGCTGCCACCATCATCGACTACCGCCTAGCGGCCTAAGATTATGGGAGCCACCATCGCTATCGTTACCCCCGAAGAGATTGCCGCCATCAAGCAGGAACTGGGCCTTGTCAAGCAGGAGGTGGCCGTTATGCGCGCCTTCGTCACCGAGAATGATGAGTGGCTGACCACCGACCAGGCTGTGCGCAAGGCAGGGGTAAAGAACCGGGACATTCTGGAGAAGTACGCCCGCGCCGCCCGCCCCAACACCGACGAGCCCGGCCGCATCACTTGGCGCAAACAAGGGGCCAAGTGCCAGTACCGCAATACGTCGTGCTTCAACTACGCCCAGCATAAGCTCGGCCAGCCGACCCTTACCGCCTTAGCCGCTTAGCTATGCGCACCTGTGAAGAAAACCTAGGGCGCCGCATGTGGGCCTCCGCCTACTGGCGCAACTCGCCCGCGCACCTGCGCTACCTGCTGACCAAGCTCGACAGCCCCCGCGCCAGCGTGTACCGCCGCCCTGCGCAGGCGGCCCTGGCCAGCGGCGACCCCGAACGCATCGCCGCCGCCATCAGGTCGGTGCAAGCCGAAATCGACCGCGTGCTAGCCGAGCGCCAGAAGCTGGCCCAGCACTTCCCGCTGCTCTATTCCATCGCTGCTTAATCCCACCCTAGTCATGCCTTACCCCGACCGTCAAAACTGCTGGCCTTACGATGAGGCCGAACAGCCAAGCCTGAGCTTCGGCGTTGTCCGTGTTGCTGCTATCGGCGTGGCCGCCGTGGTGCTGGTGCTCATCTGGATTTTCTAACGCCTAGCCTAAAAAGATGCAGACCCGCGCCACCGCCTTGGCTTTGCTGCCCGAACGGCAAGCCCACTACGATGCATGCTGCGCCACTCATGCCCGCGCCGTAGCGGCCGGCGTGCCCAAGTCCGTGCTGGCTACCCAGCAGTCGGTAAGCTTCGCCTTGGGCACCCTCAATACCACGCGCGCCGCCGCTGGGCTTTCGGCCTTGATTGGCCCAGCCATGCGCTCGCTAGATGAACTGCTTAGCCTGCAAGCCGCATGAAAGTCACTTGCTTCTCGGCCGTGGTGCGCCTCTCGCAATTGGTCCCCCTCGCCACTAAGCTGGCTGCTACCAGCACGAAAAAGCCCAGCTAGTACGAATAGCCGGGCCTCATTCAACCACTTTTTAAAAGTCTTCGGACGCAAATGTAATGGCAAAACAAAATTCGGATGCCCCGAAAGAGTCCGCACCCCCCAGGAAGGCGGCGCGGGCCGAGAGCTACGACATCGCCAAGAGCGATGAGACGCTCGACCTGGCGAAAGACCTCGCCAAGTTTATCAAGGAAAACAAGCTCAGCACCCAGGTGCAGGGCAAGGAGTTTGTGAACGTGGAAGGCTGGCAGTACGCTGGTTCGCGGCTGGGCATTGTGCCTATTGTCGAGCACGTCATCAACGTCAGTAGCGAGCATGAGCTGAAGTATCAGGCCAAGGTTACGCTCTTCGATATGCGCAGCCAGCACACCGTAGGCGCAGGCTTTGCAGTCTGCTCTAATAAGGAGGCTGGCCGCAAGTTCTATCAGGAGTTTGCCATCGCCAGCATGGCCCAGACGCGTGCCATCGGCAAGGCTTACCGCAATATCCTGGCCTGGATTATTCGGGCGGCCGGCTATGAGCCGACCCCTGCGGAGGAAATGGAATACTCGGGAAACGTGCCAGCGGGCGAGACGCCCGCCGCGAGCAATTCCGCAAGCCCGGCGGCCTCTACTGGGTACGCCCCAAATCCACCCGCTAACCTGCCCCTCATTACCAACGGCCCCGTGAACGCGCCCGAATCGGTGCCGATGGGCGTGACCGGCGGCGGGGTAGGGGAGGTGGCCGCCGCCCTGCCCGTTCAGTACGCCACGGCCAGCCAGAAAGAGGAAATCATTCGGCTGCTGAACCACCCGCTGATTACCCGCCAGGAGAAAACGAAGATGCTGCTCAACATCAGCCGATTGGATGAGGAGCGCGCCACGCAGGCCATCGCCAAGCTACGCAAGGCCATTGAAGACCGCGAAGGCACCTCGTCGGTCGCTGCCTAATCCCACCTTTTTACTGCTTTCGACATGTCTTTTCAACTGATAGTTTCTTCGCGCGCCCTGCTGGCTGCTGCCAAGCTCGCGCTGCCGCTGGTGGCAGCCAATCCGGTGGTACCGATTCTGGAAAACCTGCTGCTGACCGTGGCCGATGGCCAGCTTACCCTGCGTGCCAGTAACCTCAACACCACCTTTACTACGGCGCCGCTGGCCGTGGAGGCGGCCGGCTCGGGCAGCATCTGCGTGCCCGCCAAGCTCTTTACCCAGACGCTGGCCGCCCTGCCTGACCAACCGATTACGCTGGTAGTCGATACTAATACCTATGCCGTCGAGCTGCGCGCCGCTCGTAGCAAGTACCGGCAGGCTGGAGAGAACTCCGTGGACTTCCCCCGCCCTGGCCAGAGTGCTTACCAAACTAGCGGCGGGGAGGTGCGCATCTGCAAGCTGCTGGCCTCCACTTGGGCCGATGGCCTAGCTGTTACGCTGCCTTTCGTCAGCACCGACATCAACCGCCCCAGCTTGACGGGTGTAGCGATTCAGGCCGAAGCGGACGGCGCTCTGCGCCTGGTGGCTACCGATGGCTACCGCGTGCAGATGTTCCGCTACGCTGTGCCCGAGGATAGCGAAGAACTGAGCTTACCGGCTGCGGCTGCGGGCACTACCTACGTGCTGCCAGCCGACGCGGCTGGCCTGCTACAAGGGCTGTTGCGTGAAAAAGCGCAGCAGGGCGCCATCGTGCGGGCCGTGCTGACGCCCGACTACTGCCAGCTTGAGCTACCGGCCGGCCAACTGCACTGCCGTCTTATCGACCAGCGCTTTCCCGAGTGGCAGACCGTGGTACCGATGCGCCAGGATTACGAGCTGCATTGCGACCGCGATGAGTTTGTAGCGGCCATTGGCCGGGCCGCGCTATACGCCAATGAGAAGTCCAAGCAAGTGAGGCTGCTGCTGGGCTTAGGCGGCTCGACCGATGAGTTCACGCTTGCCGCTGAAAACCTCGACTTCAGCAATGAAGGCTCGGAAACAATCAGTGCCCACTACGAAGGCGAGGCTATGCAGATAGGCTTTAGTGCACCCTACCTGACCCAGAGCCTGAAAGTGCTGCCAGCGGGCGCGGTGGTGCTCAGCTTCAGCTCGGCCAATCAGGCGACGCTCATGCGCTCCAGTGATGAGCCAAATACCATGCAAGCACGGGTGCGCTGCATGCTGATGTCAATGCACCTCCATCACTCAGTTGCAGCTTAACGCCTTTACTATCATGGATAACCAAAAATTTGATGACCTGTGCCACGACGTTCGCTTCAGTCTTTCTTACTCGCAGACTGAAGCGCTCCGTGATTTGCTTGAGCAGGATGCAGAGGGTATCACTCTGGAAATTAATTGTGGCCGCCGCCCGCACGAATTAAATGCCGCTGATGAGCTGGCCGAAACGTTGGAGCGCGTAGGCGTGGCCGAATCGCTGGACATCCTGAAAAGCTGGGAAGGAGGGCAACGTGGCTAAGCTGCGCCCCGCCCGCCGTACCAAGGCGTACCGCGAATTTCTGGAAAGCAAAATAAAGCTGGCTGAAGACCACGGCTTTGAGGCCGACCGCACTCAGCTGCACCCGTCCACGCTGCCCCACCAGGCCGATACTATCCTGTGGGCCCTCAAAAAAGGCCGTGCCCTTATCGGCTCCAGCTTTGGTTTGGGTAAGACGCACACCCAAATCGAGCTGCTGCGCCTGTGTCAGCAACAGCTTGGCGGGCAGGTGCTGATTGTGTGCCCCCTAGGGGTAAAGCATCAGTTCACCGAAGAGGATGGCCCGCGCCTTGGGGTAGCCATTGCCTACGTGCGCAACGATGCCGAAGCGGCTGCTGCTGGCACGCCCTTCCTTATTACCAATTACGAGCGGGTGCGCGATGGCCATTTCTCGCCTGAGTTCCTGGCTGGCCTGAAGGCCGTCAGCCTCGACGAGGGCAGTGTGCTGCGCTCGGTGGGTACTGAGACGCACCAACAATTCACCAAGCTGCTGGCCAAGGTGCCCTTCCGGTTTGTGTGCACGGCTACGCCTAGTCCCAACCGCTACACCGAGCTAAACCACTACGCCGCCTTTCTCGGAATTATGGATAGTGGGCAAGCGCTAACGCGCTGGTTTAAGCGTGACAGCCAGAAGGCTGGCAACCTGACCCTGCACCCCCAGCATGAGGCCGATTACTGGCTGTGGGTTAGCAGCTGGGCATTGTTTCTGACGCGCCCCAGCGACTTGGGGTATTCGGATGAAGGCTACGACCTGCCCGAGTTGCAAGTGCATTGGCATCTGGTTACGGATGTCGAGGCGGTGGTGCACACCGACAAGCGCAGTGGTCAGCACGAGATGTTCCGCGTAGCCGCGGGCAACCTACCCGAAGCGGCCCGCGAGAAGAAGCGTACCATCGGGGCGCGGGTAGCCAAGGCGCTGGAGATTGTAGACGCAGCTGCCTGGAATGATAACTGGTTGTTGTGGCATCATTTGGAAGATGAGCGCAAGGCCTTGGAAAAAGCCTTTGCCGGCACGCCCAACGGCTTTCACTCCGTATATGGCAGCCAGGATTTGGACCTGCGCGAAAAGCTGATTGTCGGCTTCAGCCACGGTCAGTACAGCATCTTGGCTACTAAGCCGGAGATAGCCGGCTCGGGCTGCAACTTTCAACGCCACTGCCATCTGAACCTCTTCTTAGGTATTGACTACCGATTTGAGGATTTCATTCAGGCCGTGCACCGCACGCACCGCTTCCAGCAGGCGCACCCCGTGCAGGTGCACATCCTCTATACCGCCGCCGAGGAGCCAATACGCAAGGAGCTAGAAGCCAAGTGGCAGCGCCACAACGAGCTAATGGCCACGATGCGCGACATTATCCGCACTTATGGGCTGAGCCACGAAACCGCCAAGGAAAAGCTAGGCCGCAGCCTAGGCGTAGAACGGGAGGTAGTAGCCGGCGAGCGCTTCACGGCCGTGCATAACGACTGTGTAGCCGAGCTAGCCACGATGGCCGATAACAGCATCGACCTGATTCATACCAGCATTCCGTTCGGCAATCACTACGAGTACTCGGCATCTTACAACGACTTCGGCCACAACGAAAGCAACGAGCATTTCTTTGAGCAGTTCGCCTACCTGGTGCCGGAGCTGTTGCGGGTGCTCAAGCCCGGCCGGGTGGCGGCTATCCACGTCAAGGATCGCATTCGCTACGGCTCGGTGACCGGCAACGGCTTTATGACGGTCGAGCGCTTCAGCGACCAAACGGCCGATGCCTTTGAGCAGGGCGGCTTTCAGTTCATGGGCCGCAATACCATCCTGACCGATGTGGTACGCGAAAACAACCAGACCTACCGCCTGGGCTGGAGCGAGCAGTGCAAGGATGGCTCGAAAATGAGCTTCGGCATGCCCGAGTATATCCTGCTGTTCCGCAAGCTGCCGACTGACCTCAAGAACGCCTACGCCGATGAGCCGGTGCAAAAGGATAAGGCGGCCTACACCCGGGGGCGCTGGCAGCTCGACGCGCACGCACTCTGGCGCAGCGACGGCAACCGGCTGCTGACGCCGGCCGACGTGCGCAACAAGAGCCTCGACACGCTAGGTAAGTGGTTCAAGCAGCGCAGCCTCAACACGGTCTACGACTTCGGGCACCACGTCGCTTTGAGTGAGCAGCTCGATGCGGCCGGCCGCCTGCCCTCGTCTTACATGCAGCTACCGCCGCAAAGCTGGTCGGAAATGGTATGGACCGACATCAGCTACATGCGTAGCCTGAACGGTGAGCAAAGCAAGCGCAACGTGGAAAACCACATTTGCCCGCTGCCTTTCGACATCGTGGACCGGGTAATTGAGCGCTGGAGCAACCCCGGTGAGCTGGTGCTGGACCCGTTTGGCGGGTTGATGACGGTGCCCTTTCGCGCCATCAAGAAGGGCCGCCGCGGATATGGAATAGAGCTGAAACGCGAGTACTGGCAGGCAGGCGTGACCTACTGCCGCGAAGCTGAATACGAGGCTTCGGTGCCATCGCTGTTTGAATTGTTGGATGCACTGCCCAGTGACGCCGTGGAGGGGCTAGCAGCGTGAATCAGAAGCCGATAATTGAGCCGAACGGCTACAAAGCCAACGATTATCTATGCGGTCTGGGTGGCATCAGTCTGGCCATGTTCCTAGCTGGCTTTACACTGGGCAGCGTTCTTAATCATTGGGACCTAGCTATTGACACCCACGAAGTCAACTTTCCTGGGGTCGCAACCTTCCGCGCCGATGTGCGCGCCCAACATGCCGATGCGATGGGCTTAGCTGACTGGGTGCACATGTCGCCTGACTGCCGGCATCACAGCCGTGCCAAAGGTGGCAAGCCGGTAGACCCATCGGTGCGCGCCTTGGCCGAAGAAGTGCCTCGTTACGGGCTGGCCAGCAATGCCAAGGTTATTACCATCGAGAACGTGCCTGAGTTTGTGGAGTGGGGACCGGAAGAAGAGGTGCTTGATGAGAATGGGCAGCCGTGCTACGCTCTCAATAAGCAGACTGGCAAAATGGAGCCGCTGATGCGCGCTATCAAAAGCCGCAAAGGCGAGTACTACGACCGCTGGGTAGCGACCATGCGGGCCATGGGCTACGTGAACCACGAGCACCGCATTCTGAACAGCGCTAACTACGGCTCTGCGCAGGCTCGCCGCCGCTATATCGGCATCTTCGCCCGTGTCGGCATGGTTATCACCTGGCCCCCGCACACTCATGATGAGCACGGCCGGGGAGGGTTGCCGAAGTGGCGCGGGGCTATTGAGATTCTGGAGCCTGGCAACTACGGCAAGTCGGTATTTGACAACAGCTATGTTGAGAATACGCTCAACCGCATGGCGGAAGGCGTGGAGCGCTACGGGGAAACGATGGCCCCATGGTTCATGAAGTACAACAGCAACCCGCCCAGCGGCAAGTTTAATCCTGGCTTTTCGTCGTGGGTGCCCTTGCACACAATTACCGGCCAGCGTACGCCCCTGGTAGTTCGACCTGTACTACTGCATCCTTACTATAAGAGTGGCAAGTGCATTCCGATTTTCCGACCGTTGCAAACGGTGACGTGCAAAGACCGCTTTGGGGTCATGTCGGCCGTTATGTCGATGCCTACTGTGATGACCAAGAGCAAGTTTTCGGTGCTCTCCGGTGCCTTCCCAGTGCCTGGTTTCACGTTCGCACATCAGTTTGGCAATGGACCCAAAGCTATAGGCCAACCGTTGCGCACCCTGCTGGCCAGTCGGCGACATCAGTACGTGGGCTTTTTCCACTACTGGGGCCAGAAAGGCCAGCAAAGCCCCCTTGGGCGGCCGCTGCCTACTATCGTGACCAATTGCCACACTCGACTATTGAGCGGCATCTACGAGGTGGGTGGTGCAGGTGAGAAGGTGATGGATAAGCCCGGCGACTCGCCAGCCATGCTGCGCCTCAAAGCTGCCTGCCGTAAGGCTGGTATGGTTGACCTGCTGGCCCGCATGCTCACTGTGCGAGAGTCGGCCCGTGGGCAAGGCTTCCCTGACTGGTACCAACTGCTGGGTTCAGAAACCGACCAGCGCAAGATGATTGGCAACGCTGTGGAGGTAAATACTGGCTTGGCCGTGGCTGGTGAGGTGCGCCGCATGCTGGACCGCCACCGGGCTACTAACCGGGCACTACCCCCGCTTAAGATTCGACCTGTAGTGCGCTGGGAGCAGAGCGATGTATTCGCACAGCTCTTTGAAAAGCAAGCCGCATGAGCCCCGCCGCCTCTTACGAACCCACCCCCGCGCTTACTGCCCAGCGCGGGGGCCTGGCACCCACCGCCACCTTTCCCCGCATGTCTGTCTCTGCCCCCCGCGCCTTACACATCCCAGCCGAAGTCCTTGCTCAGCCAGGCCTTTCGCTGCTGGCCTGCGCTATGCTGGCTGAGGTGCTGGACTTGCACCGTGTTAAAGGCAATGTGTTCGCTTCTGATGAGCATTTCGCCGACCGTTGCCGCTGCTCGGTGCGCAAGTCTCGTGAAACCATTGCCGAGCTAGAGGCTACTGGCTACCTCACTCGTGATGTCAACTATGCCCGCCGTCACAAGCGCTTATTAATTCCTACTGAGAAGTGGCAGAATCTGCCGGAAGTAGTGGCAGATTCTGCCACTAGTAGCCCCGAAGTAGTGGCAGAATCTGCCGGTACTAGTGGCAGATTCTGCCGGGAGTTGTGGCAGGATTTGCCGGGAGTAGTGGCAGAATCTGCCAACATAAATACCATTATAAATACCACTCTAAATACCAAGACAAATACTACCACTCCTTTCAGTCGTGGTGATGCTGCGCAGGAAGAGGAAAGTGTTTTGTCGGTTGAGTTGGAGGAGTTGGTAGGGGAGGGGATAGAGCCCGAGGTGCTGACCGAGGCGCCAGCCCCCAAGAAAAAAGTTGCGGCAAAAAAGAAAGCCCCCGCCCGGGCCGCCCGCCCGAGTCGGCCCGAGGTGCCTTTCCTGGAAAGTGAGCTCGGCAGCTATGAAGCCTTTGCCGCCGCCTTCGAAGGCACGGACTACGAGCTAGCTGATTTGCGCTACTACCACGAGAAGATTAAGAACTGGCGCCAGAAGGGCGAGCCGCCCCTACGCAAAGACTGGCTAGCCACCGCCAAACAATTCTTTCTAAACGATTCCCATGATAACCGACTCAAACTTGCCCCAGGTGTCCAGCGCTACGACGCAGCTAGCCACGGCGACGCAATGGGCAGCGGAGCGCAATCTACTGGCTACCGTTCAGCGCGCCACGACCGCTGAGCTGGCCCGTGGTAACGCTGATGCTCGCCTGATGCTGTCGGATATGAGTGTTGGTCTGACTCGCCCGGCTGCCGCCACCGCGCCCAAAATCTTCCGGCTGAACGTGACTTTAGGGCCCGAGGTGGTGGTGAAGCTGCTCGTGGTGATTCTGCGCTCGTTCGTGGATTCGCTCAAGGTGGCCGATAAGCCCGATGCAGCCGACCTCATTGACCTAGCCGATGATTTGGCCCGTGTCTACACCCACGACAGCCTCAAAGACATCATCCTAGCTTTGAAAGAGGCCCGGCTAGGCGGCTACAGGTTTTACAACGCTGTCGATACCACAAAGCTGGCCGGCATCATTACCGACTACTTCGAGCGCAAGGCTGACTGGTTGGAAAACGAGAACCAGGACCAGAAGCATGCCACGGCCAGCGCCAACGCAACCCTAGGCCAGCAGGCTACGGCGCTAGTTGAGCATTTCAGCCTACGCATTCCGGAAGAGCACCCAGCCGGCGAGCAGCTGCGCCGCAAGCTCACCATTACCAAGGGCAAAGCCCAGCGCGGGCTCATTACGCCAGAAGAAGCCGAGCACCAACGTCAGGAGGTGCGCCGGGTGCTGGGTAACGGGCGCCGTGATTATTCCTCACCAAAAGCGGCCTAGGGCCATCTACCCCATGCAGCCTACCCTCAACCCCGATACCCACTGCACCAGCTGCGGCGAGGTGCTGAGCATCTACCACCACTGCTGGAAATGCCACTACCCGCCGATGGACCCCAAGCAGGATGCTATTACACAAACCACGACAGTAACCACCTCAGCTAAATGAAAGCCAGAACCCGAAAAGCTATTGACCGCATGCTGACGCGTGCTATCCCTACCGCACCACTTGATGTTCGCATTCGCTGGTGCCAGCGCCTCACCTGGGTGCGCCTACTCAAGAATCCTCGCAAGGCACTGCGTGAAGCTCGAAAGTTGGTAGTGGAAGCTCAGCCCTTGATGAAGCCCTACGAGGTCGCAGCCTGGATGAAGCTGTGAGCCCCTACGATGACCCCGCTGTGTCGGCTGGCGAAATAGCCGAGTACCTGTATTGCCCCAATCCTCAACTCTTACCTCCCAACATGCAACCAGAAACCACCCCCGAAAGCGCAGTCGTCGAGAACTGGGCTATTCTCGAAATCATGGGCCACGAGCGCCTCGCTGGCAAAATCTTCGAAACCACCGTGGCCGGCGTGCCGATGCTGCGGGTAGAGGTGCCCACCACCGAGAAGTTGCCCGGCTTCACCCGCCTGCTCAGTGGGGCCAGCATCTTCTCGCTGACGCCGGTACCGGCCGACGTGGCCACCATCGTAGCAGGCCAGCTGCAAAAGACCGCCGTCAGTGGCATTCCCGCCTACGGCTTCACGTTCGGCCATCAGTTGCAAATGGCGCAGTCCCTGGGGCTGCCTGCCCCCAAGGAGCCCACGCCTAGCCGGTGGGGCGGTGGGCATGATGACGAAGACGAGCCAGACAACGACCAATACTAGCCACACCCATGAATGTCATTCGAATGAGAACGCCCTGCACCGAGTCAGGTGAGCGCATCGGCCCCAGCCAGGTGCGTGCCCACCTTACCCCCGAAGGCGATGGCGAACGCAACCTAGGTGGTGCCCTACGGCAGGCCTTCGAGATACCCATCCTGCAAGGTGAGCGAGAGGCCTGTCCCGATGGCAGCGTCAAGTACCGTTTCGAGCTGAACGAAGAGCAGGCCGCCCAGCTCAGCCAATTACTCACCATCCTGTTCGTGGGCCTACCAGACGCCAACTAATGCTGCGCACCGCCTCCCGAGTCGATGCCAACCAGCCCGCAATTGTCACTCAGTTGCGGGCTATTGGCGCCTCTGTCCTGCTAGTATTCCAGCTCAAAAACTGCTTTGATGCGCTGGTCGGCTATCGCGGCCGCACCTTCATTATGGAGATAAAAGACCCCAGCCAGCCCCCCAGCAAGCGCAAGCTTACGCCCGGTGAGGCCAAGTTCCGCGATGAGTGGCGCGGCTCCGAGTATCACGTCATCGAGACTTTCGACGAGGCGCTGGCCATCCTCACCGCCCGCCCTGGGCCCGCTACCTGCCCACACTGCCAGGGCAAACTCACGCTATGAATATTCCACCCATCAACAACGTCCGCGCCTACGCCACCCACCTGCTCAAAGCCTGGCAGGAAGAGCTACTGCGCCGGCAAGCCCTGGGCCGTGGGGCACCCAGCCAGCTACTTAAAACCATCACCGCCGAGCTCACCCGTCGAGGCTCATAATAGGAACGAAACTACTTGTTTAATCATTTTACAGTTTGTATCTTACAACCTTTACCAGTACCGTTATTCTATCCGCCTGTATCGCTGCAAAAATGTCCGACATCTCTACGTTAAACCTACCGCCCTACCAGCCCGCCCGCTATATCCCACCGCCTCACAAAGTATTCCCCAGCCTGAGCGTCAACAGCCAGGGCACCGTCTACCTGAGCCGGGCCCTCACCGCCAAGCTCGGCCTGCGCGATAAGCAGGCGGTAGCGCTGGTACCCCCGCCCGCCGGCCAGGAGTACTGGCACCTGGACTTCACCTTTCTGGAGGATGCGCGCGCCATCTGCTGGTACGCCGATACCCGCCCCCGCATTCGGGGCATCAAGCTGCCGGCTGGCCTCATTGCGCCTGGCCAGTCGCTACGCCTATGCCTCGTGCCTGGTGACCCTGCTGTACCTGGTTTCTACCGCCTGCTACCCGATGCCTTCTTTGCCCCCAAGCAAGCGCCGCCCCTGGCAGCCTGAGCCCCAGAAGCGGGAGTACGTGCAGCATGCGGCTCGGGACAGCAGGTACAGCACCGCAGCGTGGCAGGCAGCCCGCGCCAGGCAGCTGGCCCGCAAGCCCTGCTGCGAGGAGTGCGCGCGCCAAGACCGTGTGACGGCCGCCACGGTAGCCGACCACATCAAGCCCGTGCGCCTAGGCGGTGACTTCTGGGACAGTGCCAACCACCAATCACTCTGCCGCCCCTGCCACCAGAGCAAGAGCGCCAGTGAGCGTACCCTTCAAGCCCCTACCCTATGATGCACATCCAAGTCCTCAATTGCGCCCGCTGTGGTGGTGACCATGCTTCGTTACTCTTTCTGAGGTTCAAGCGCTGCCCACCAGATGCCAGCCATTGGGGCACCTGCCCTACCACCTACGAGCCTATCTTATTGCAGGTGACACCCAGGCACCCAAACACGTCAGAGGTCGTCACAGGGCCCGCAAAGGGCCAAGGGGGGTAGGGGGTCGAAATCCTCAAAAGGGTCTCTTTCTAGACCGTAGCCCAGAGTCAAATTTTCACACCGTCACATCAGCCCCAAAGGGGGGTGCCCCGTTTCCCATGGATGAGAAAGTAGCCGGCTTCCGGTTCAACCCCGCCGATTTTTCTGATTTACAGACTGCTAGCACCGAGTTCGACACGCGCTACCTCAAGCCCCCGCGCTGTCAGGAGCTCGACGAAAACATGCTCTGCTATGAGAGTGCTGAGCGGCTGGCCGCGGAGGTCGTCATCAGCCCCAATTGCTACTACTTCGTGGTGGTGAACGGCAGCTTCTACTTCGGTGATTTCATTGAGGCGCTCATCACCAGCAACGAGTACCGCGTCACCAAAATGACCATCTCCACACTCTCGATGAATGAAAACAACGTCGACAGCCTGGCCAACCTGCTGGAGGGTGGCTTCGTGCAGGAGCTCAACCTGATTGTATCAGACTACTTCTATTCGCACGAGCGGCATAACCTGATTCCCTACCTCTACCAGGAGTTGGACCACGACAATAAATTCCAGTTGGCTGTGGCCGGAACGCACTGCAAGCTGTGTATTTTCGAAACGGAATGCGGCAAGCATGTGGTACTGCACGGTTCGGCCAATCTGCGCAGTTCGGGCAATATCGAGCAAGTGACTATTCAGGAAAGCGGGGCGCTCTATCGGTTCAACGACGAGCTACAAGCGCGCATTATCGAAAAATATAAAACTATAAATAAGCCGGTAAGGCACAAGCAATTATGGCAAGCGGTTCAAACGGAGCGGGCAGCGTAAAACAAGGCAAGGCAGGCAAGGGTAAGCCCAGCGCAGCCAAACAGCGCAAGGGGCGCTACAAGCCCGATTTTTCGAAACTATCGCCGGACACGGACGTGCCCTTCTAACGCATGGAGGCACATTTAGTAAAAATCTGCGAGCTATTGGTGCGCGGCTACAGCCGTGCCGAGGTGCAAACCGAACTGCGCGTTGCGGACGGCCCCGACTTTCTAGAGGCCTACGCCACGGCTCTGCTCAAAATCGCTGACGCGCTGGAGCAGGACCCCGAGGTGCAGCGCCAGCTCGGCATGGCCCGCTTGAATATGCTCTACGCCAAGTCGCTCGCCCAGAGTGACCACGGCCAATGCCTGGCCATCCAAAAAGAAATCAATCTGCTGCTCGCCCTGCGCCGCGAGCCGGCGCCCACCCCACTGCCCGATTTGACGCAGGGTTACTCCCCTACCAATGGCTCCCGCCCCAAAACCGTCCGCGCTAAAAAGACTGCAAGGAACCTACCGGCCTGACCGGGCCGCTCCTGATGAAATGCAGCCCAGCCAGTTGGCCGCCATCCCGGCCGCGCCGGCCGAGCTCAACCCGCGTGGCCAGGAGGCCTGGTACGTGGCCGTTGGTGAGCTGCAGAAGCTGGGCATGCTGCACGCCGTCGACCTACCCCTGCTGCAAGCCTACTGCCGCGAACTGCAGCGCATGCACGAGGCCGATTACTACGTGCGCACGCAGGGTACGGTACTCAAAGCCAAGAATAAAGGCGGTAGCGAGTACTACCTGAAAAATCCCTGGCTGGGCATCTACAACGACGCCCTAGGCCAGGCCAACCGACTGGCCACGCAGTTCGGCTTCACGCCGTCGGCGCGCACGCGCATCAGCGCCCCCACTACCGAAAAACCTAAAGCCGACCCCTGGGCCGATTTATGAGCCAACCCCGCGACTACTGCGCCATTGCCCACCGCTACGCCCTCGACATGGTGGCTGCTTACGCGGCCGAAGAGGATATCAAGGCCCAGCTGCGGCCAGTGCTGAAAGCCATCGCCGACCTGCGTAAAGAAGAGCAGCCAGATGAGGTAGCGCTGGGCCAGCTGGACCTAGATAAATTGGAGGCAGCGGCCGAGGAGCTGCGAAAGCGCATCTACGCCCTGCCCGTGCGCTGCAACAAGTACGTAGCTCTCTCGTGCCAGCGCCAACTCGATGACCTCAAGCGTAAGCGCTTTGCCTACACCTTCGACGAGGCCAAAGCCAGCCGCATCTGCAAATTCATCGAGCTGTTACCCCATACCAAGGGCGAGTGGGCGGGCCGGCCGATTGAACTGGAACCCTGGCAAATCTTCATCCTGGCCACCGTTTTCGGCTGGGTGGATAAAGCCGGCCGCCGGCGCTATAAGGTGACGTACCTGGAGATTCCGCGCAAGAATGCCAAGTCCACCCTCAGCTCAGGCGTGGGACTCTACATGCTGGCCGCCGATGGGGAAGGCGGGGCCGAAGTCTACAGCGCCGCCACCACCAAGGACCAAGCGCGCATCGTTTGGCAGGATGCCAAGGGCATGGCCCAGAAGTCAAAAGGCTTGCAGGCGCGCTTCGGCGTGCGCGCCGCGGCGCACAGCATCTACACCGAAGAGGGCAGTAAGTTCCTGGCCCTGGCCCGCGACCAGGGCGGCAACCTTGACGGCTTGAACGTGCATTGCGGCATCATCGACGAGTTGCACGCCCACAAAACTCGTGAGGTAGTCGACGTTATCGATACGGCCACCGGCGCCCGTAGTCAGCCCTTGCTCTGGCAAATCACCACGGCGGGCTTCAATCTGGCCGGCATCTGCTACGAAACGCGCGGGTACACCACCAAAGTACTCAGCGGGCAGTTTACTGACCATCGGCATTTCGGTATCATCTTCACTATCGATGACGATGACGACTGGGCGCACCCCAGCAGTTGGGCCAAGGCCAACCCGAATTGGGGCATCAGCGTGGGCGTGGAAGACATCACCCGCAAGGGCGAGAAGGCCGTGAAGGTGGCGGCCAGCCGGGGCAATTTCAAAACCAAGCACCTGAACGTGTGGGTAAACGCCAAGGAAGCCTGGATGGACATGGTAAAGTGGGGCGAGTGCGCCGACCCGAGCTTGAGCCTGGCCGACTTCGCGGGCGAGGAATGCGTGGCTGCCGTCGACTTGGCTACCAAGGTGGACGTAGCGGCCCTGGCGCTGCTCTTCAAGCGAGGCGAGCAGTACTACCTCTTCCCATTCTTTTGGTTGCCGGAAGAGGCCGTTGAGGGCGAAGAAAACGCGCACTACGCAGGCTGGGCCGACGAGGGCTACCTTCAGCTTACGCCGGGCAACGTCACCGACCAGAACCTGATACAAGACCAGGTACGGGCCCTGGCTGCGGCACACCAGCTGCGCGGCCTGGCCTTTGACCCCTGGCAGGCGATGAAGTTCGGCACCGAGCTTGCCGAGGAGGGGCTGAATGCGTCGGAGTTTCGCATGACGGTGCAGCAAATGAGCGAGCCCATGAAAACGCTGCACGCGGCCATTATATCTGGTAAGCTTACCCACCCCGATAATCCGGTGATGAACTGGATGATGAGCAACGTGGTGGCCAAGGAAGATGCTAAGGAGAACATTTTTCCGCGCAAGGAGCAAACCCAGAATAAAATCGACGGGCCGGTGGCCGCCATCATGGCCATGGGCGAGTGGTTGACGGGCGAAAACGACTCCGGCTACATCTACGAGGACCGCGATTTGCTCGTGCTGTAGGGCCTTGCCCCGCTTTGCCCCGCCCATTTTATTCAGTGGGCTACGGTCTAGGAGAACTTTGACCAAGTTATTTCTCCGCCGTGGGCATCTTCTCGTTTCTTTCTCCCAAAGCTAAACCGCAGCCTGTAGCGGGTGACCCCAACTCGACAGGTGGGGGCGTGAACTACGTGGGGCAGGATGGCTATGGCGAGGCTGGCGGTGCGCTGGCTGAAATGCTGGCCAGCGGCGGATTTACCTCGGTTGGCAACAGCAGCGCCATTGCCGTAAGCGAGCATACCGCCGTCACGCTGTCGGCCGTCTGGGCCTGCGTACGCGTGATTGCCGAATCGGTGGCCCAGCTGCCCTTGCTCGTACTGGAGCGAGCCGGCCGCGGCAGCCAGCGCCTGGCTACCGAGCATCCGGCTTACGGCCTGCTCACCCTAGAGCCCAACCCGCGCCAATCGGCCTTCAACTTCATGGAGCTGATGGTGGCCTGCGTAGTGCTGTGGGGCAATGCGTACGCCATCATTGAGCGCGACCGCAGCTACAACCCCATTGGCCTGCACTGGGTGCACCCACGCAACATGCAGGTGCTGGAGTACGGCGGGGAGCTGTACTACCAGGTGAGCGGCGAGAGCCAGGTGCGCAGCGCGGCCGACGTGCTGCACGTGGCAGGCCTCGGCTTCAACGGCGTGACCGGCCGCTCGGTGCTGAGCGTGATGCGCGAAAACTTCGCGCTCGGGCTCTCCGCCCAACGTTTTGGCACCAATTTCTACGAGAACGGCGCCAACGTTGGGGCTGTACTCGAAACGGCTGGCAAGATTGGCGACAGGCCCGGCACACCCAAGCCTACTGCGGCCGGCCCCAGCCAGAGCACGCTGGAGCGCCTGCGCGCGCAGTTCGAGCGCCACAATTCGGGCCTAGGTAATTCGCACCGGGTGCTCATCCTAGAGGAAGGGCTGACCTACAAGCGCATTGGCCTCCCCCCTGCCGATGCTCAGTTCATCGAAACGCGCAAGGTGCAGGCGGAAGAAATTGCCCGCGGCTTTCGCGTCCCGCAGCACAAAATCGGTATTCTGGAGCGCTCGACGAATAACAACATCGAGCACCAGGGCCTGGAGTTCGTCACCGACACGCTCAACCCCTGGCTGGTGCGCTTCGAGCAGGAATTTCGGCGCAAGCTGCTGCGCGAAGACCAAAAAGGCCGCTTTGCCATCCGATTCGACACCGATGCGCTGCTACGCGGCGACTACACGGCCCGCGCCAACTTCTACAAGTCGCTCTGGGGCCTAGGCGTGCTTTCGGCCAACGATATCGCCGACATGGAGGACCGTGACCACGTGGAAGGCGGCGATACGCGCTACGTGCCCCTGAACATGGTGCCGACCGACCTGATTCGGGAAGTTTTACTCAAAAATCCAACAAAACCGGGCGAAAAAGAGCCCCAACCCGATGAAAAAGCCCCTAAATAATCCCCAAAACGGGCCCGAAATCCGCTTTGCGGAGGGGCAGAAAGTAGAGGTAGCCTACCGCGCGGCAGCTGAAGGCGAGCCCAAAACGCCCGAAGCCTTTGTAGGCAAGGCCATTGTGTGCGGCGTGCGCAGTAAAAATCTAGGTGGTTTTGTCGAAATTATCGACCCCAAAGCCCTGGATGACGCTGATTTATCAGACGTAAAGGGCCTCTTCAACCATGACCGCAACTACGTGCTAGGCACCACCGGCGCCGGTACGCTGGAGCTCACGCGCGACAGCGATGGCGGCCTCTCCTACCGCATCGGCTACGACCCGTTAGACCCTGACCACGTGCGTGTGATGCGCAAAATTGAGCGCGGCGACGTGGTGGGCTCCTCGTTCGCCTTCCGCGTGGCCCCTAACGGCGATAGCTGGGATTATGACGACGAGGGCATCCTCGTGCGCACGGTGGCCAAGTTCAAACGCATCGGCGATGTGTGCCCCGTCACTGACCCGGCTTATGCCGACACGTCGGCCGCCCAGCGCAGCCTCTCGGATTTTCAACAAGAGCAGCAAGCCGCTGCCCGCGTACCCTTTTCGGTGCGCAAGCGCCAATTACAGTTGCTCGAAGCGGCAGCCTAGTCCACTCTCTCACCTTTTTTCTGCTACCAAGTACCCATTATGAAAAACCTCAAAGCCCTGAAGGAGGAGCGCGGCACCAAGCTTGCCGAGTCGCGTGCTCTTATCAAGAAAGCTGAAGACGAAAAGCGCGAGCTCACGTCGGACGAGGAAACCCGATTTGATGCCCTAACGGGTGAAATCGCCGACCTCGATAAGAAAATTGTGCGCGCCGAGCAGGCAGAAGCGGTCCGCGCCGCCGCCGCTGGCCAGGAAGGCGACCGTCACGGCCTGAGCGAAGGCGACCAGCGCGACGTGAGCAAGTACTCGTTCCTGCGCGCGCTGAACGCCAAGCTTAACGACCGGCCGCTCGAAGGCATCGAGGCTGAAATGCACCAGGAGGGCCTGCGCCACTACCGTGAGGCCGGCCTGACCACGCAAGGCAACCTCATCATCCCGCAGCTGGTGCTCAACAGCGCCGGTGCCACGGGCCAGCGAACCATGACGGCCACCGGCCAAACCACTAGCCCTGGCGACCAGGGCGGCCTGGCTATCCAGACCAACGTGGGCAGCTTCATCGAGCGCCTGCGCGCACGCCTGGTAGTGGCCAGCATGGGCGCCACCCAACTCAGCGGGCTGGTGGGCAACCTGACCTTCCCCAAGTTCATCGCCGACGACCAGGCGGCCGACAAGGGCGAAAACGAAACCGCCAACAAAAGCAACCCGACCGTAGGCCAAGTGAGCCTGGCCCCGCGCCGGTTGCCCGTGTTCACGGAGGTAAGTCGCCAGTTGCTGCTGCAAACCTCGCCCGAGGTGGAAGGCATGCTGCGCGATGACCTGGCTTTCCAGCTGGCCCAGGTGATGGACCGCTCAGCTATCAACGCCATCCTGGCCGAGCCTGGCATCGGACAGGTGATTGGCGGCGCCAACGGCGCGGCCCCGACCTGGGAGAACATCGTAGCGCTCGAAACGGCTATCTCGGCCCTGGATGCCGATTATGGCAACCTCGGGTACCTGACCAATCCCAAGGTGCGCGGCAAGCTCAAGACCACGGCCAAGATGGGCAACACCATTGCCCAGCCCATCTGGGAGCAGGACGACACGCTCAACGGCTACCGCACGGGCGTGAGCACCTTGGTACCCAGCACCAAAACCAAGGGCACCAGCAACGGCAACCTGTCGAGCATCGTGTTCGGCAATTTCCGCGACCTCATTCAGGGTCAGTGGGGTGGCATCGAGTTCTTGGTAAACCCCTACGCCAAGGACACCGAGGGCCTGATTCGCATCAACGCCTGGACCTTCTACGACGAGGTAATCCGTCGGGCCCAGTCGTTTGCCGTCATGCAGGATGCGCAAACCGCCTAAGCCCCCAGCTAGCCCGGCCGCCCCGACAGCGGCCGGGCCGATGGTTTCACCTCCAGCTACCAAAGCCGTGGATAACAATCAGGAAAATAAAGAAGAGCAAGTCGAGACCACCGAGGTCAAGATTATGCGCTACCACCCGGACTACGCCTACTTCGTTGGTGACACGGCGGAGCTACCGAAGGACGAAGCCGCGAAGCTGGTAGCCAGCCAGCACGCGATGCTTCCCCAGACCGACGAGCAGCGCTAAGCCCCATGCCCGCCCCGCTCACGCTCGACCAAGTAAAGGCGCACCTCAAGCTATCCCCGTCGGCTACCGACGAGGATAGCCTGCTGGTGGACATCTATCTACCGGCAGCGCTGGGCGCCTTCAACGTCGAAAGCAAGCGCCGCTGGCCCAAAGAGCAGGAGCCCACCGACGCGGACACCGGTGCCTATCTCGATGAGAACGTGCTGACCGAGGATGAGCAGGGCGTGGCCAAGGCCTGGCTGCTGCTCACGCTGGGCCACCTCTACGAGAACCGCGCCAGCGTCTTCGTGGGCATCAACTTCACCGAGCTACCCCTAGGCTGCGCAAGCCTGATGAATCTTATCCGAGTGCCCACTCTATGAAAAACGAGTTCAACATCGGCGTTTCGAAGTGCGCCCGCTGTGGTGGTGACCACGAGAATATTGTGGCTAAGGCATTTACAAAGCCAGTGCGCGATGATAATGGCGACGCCACTGCCACTCACTTCGCAATCTGCCCAACGCTAAACGAGCCTATTCTAGTGCTCTCTATTCAGAAGGCAAAATGAATTTCGGCAAGTTCGACCGCCTGCTTCTGCTCCAGCGCCCTTCCGTAGTGCCTCAAAACAGCTTTGGCGAGTCCGCCCCAGCTGGTTTTGAGGACGTGGAAGCGGTGCGTGGCGAGCAAAAGCTGGGGGCGGGCGCCGAGAGCTTCCTGGCCCAGCAGCAAACCGCTCAGCAGGCCGTCACCTGGCAGATTCGCTACCGGGCCGACATCGATACCACTTGGCAGTTCATCTGCGAGGGCCGCACTTATCAAATTATCGCTATTCAGGAAGTAGGCCGGCGCGCTGGCCTACTCCTAACTACTTATACCCGTGGCTAAGAACCTATCCTTTGTGGGAATTGAGGAGCTAGGCCAGGTGCTGGATGGGCTTGCCGGCGATAAGAAGCTTAGCAATAAAGTAGTGCGTGGCATCCTGAACAAAGCAGCCAAGCCGATTATTCAGAAAGCGCAGGAGCTAGCGCCCCAAGAAGATGGCGACCTAAAAAAGTCTATTGGTACCATCCCGGGCCGTGGGCGCGGCAAGGGCGAGCAGGTGTACGTCGGGCCGCGGCGCGGCGGGCGCTTCAAGGGCTACGCGGGCCACCTAGTGGAATACGGCACGGCGCCCCACCTTATCAAAGCCAAGGCGGCCGATGGCCTACTGCACCTGCGTGGCAACGTGTTCGCTACGGAAGTGCAGCACCCCGGCGCTGCGGCTAGGCCCTTCATGCGGCCAGCGTTCGATGCTAAAAAAGATGAGGCCATTGGCATCATCAAAGACGAGTGCAAAGCCATTATCCTAGACGGTTTTAAATCAGTTTTTAAATGAAAAAGGCCCACCCAAAGGCAGGCCTTGCGCCCCGATTCGAACGGGGATACGAGCTGGTCTTTTCAGCCTGCAGGCTCGCATACTGCCCACTGGTGTCACGCATTTCAAAGTTACGTTAATCAATGGAACCCGGCCAGCTCATCTTCTCCCTGCTCAGCCAAGCGGCCCCCGTGGCGGCCCTGCTGCCGCATGTGCGCGAGGGGCAGCCAGAAATTAAGGTGTACCCGCTCCGCGCACCACAGAACACGCCCCTGCCCTACATCACTTACCAGGTGGTGAGCGGCACTGCCGATACCTCTGCTCAATGCGAGCTACCCGACCGGGCCCGCGTGCAGCTCAGCTTGTTTGCCCAGACCTACGCCGGCGTGACGCAGCTGCACAAGGTTTGCCGGGCGGCGCTCGACGGCCAGGAAGTGGGCGAGGTCGGCATCACGTTCGACGGCTATCAGGAAAGCTTTCAGAACAACGCCACCTGCTTCCTACGCACCCAGGATTACCTGCTCGACGGCCTTACCTCCTAACTCACTCTCTCACCTTTTTTCTGCAAAATCTCTATGGGACTACAAGTCATTAAGGGCTCCAAGGTAGGGCTCTATATCGAAAAAGTCGCTGGCAGCAACACGTTTGTTCGCATTTTGTGCGCGAACAGCCTCAATCTGGACGTGACCACGGCTGAGCTAACCACCGACTGCCAGACCGACAACGACGATGATGCCGACTTCGCTTCTTCGGAGCCCGGTCAAATCAGCTGGACAGCCGGCGGCGACATGACCCAGCGCGTAGCCACGGGCGCCGATGCTGCTACCAACGTGACGGCCGAGAACCTGCTCGACCTGCAACTGGCCGGCACTAAAATGAAGCTGCGCTACCAGCTGGGCCAACAGGCCGGCGCCCCCGTGTATGAGGGCACGGTGTGGATAAACAAAAACGGCTTTTCAGGCGCCAACAAGGACAACGCCAGTGCATCGGTCGGCTTCACCGGCACTGGACCGCTAACCAAGGTGGTACCCGGCCCCTAATCAATCTGGTCTTTCGCCCAAAAAACCCGCTCAGCTTCTGGGCGGGCTTTTCGGGCGAAAGACCACCCATTTTCTACCCCTTTTTTCTACCAGAATGAAAATCGCAACCACCCCTAACACGGCTAGCGGCGAAGTACTGCTGACTGTAAACGGCACCCAGCACCCCGTTAAGTTTGACTTGAAAGTCATGCGCGACTGGAGCAAGTTCACCGGCAAAGCACCCAGCCAGTTTGGCGAGTTGCTGTCGGCGGATTACCTGGAGGCGCTCACTGGCCTACTCACGGTGGCCGTGCGCCGCTACGTTGGCTTGCCGGACTTTAGCCAGGACGATGCGGCCGACCTCATGCAGGACATGACACCAGCCGAAGCCGAGCTCGTGGGGCAAGCCATTGCCGACGCCACCCTCACGGTAAGCCCTCTTCTGGCGGCCCTCAGCAAGCAGGTAGCCGCCAAGAGCGAAGCCTTGCAGTCAGCCCCGAACACGAATGGCAGCAGCACCTCGACTTCGGCCTAGGTGAATTGGCGCTATCGCCAAAACGTTTCTGGCGCCTCACCTTGGCCGAATTTGACTGTCTGTGCCGCGGCTACCACCGCCGGGAGGTAGCCGCCTGGCAGCGGGCCCGCCAGATTGCGCTGGAAGTGAAAAACGGGCTGCGCCCGCCCGGCACGCGGGGCGAAACAGCCTACCAATACCTGCCGCTACCTGGCGACGAGGTGCCCGCCAGCACCGTGCCCGCCACGGCTGAAGAAGTAAACGACCTGTGGGCTGAGCTAGATGCCCGTGATGCCGCTATCCTATAAATTTCTATGGCTGATATCCTTGCCTCCGTTTCCGTTGTCCTAGGTGCCGAAATATCGGGCTTCCGGGCGGCTATGGCCCAGGCTAACAAGGACCTGAAAGGCCTGGTGCAGGCGGGGCAGGCTATGAAGGATGTAGGCACCAGCCTGAGCACCTACGTAAGCCTGCCCCTGGCCGCCCTAGGTACGGCGGCAGTAGCGGCCAGCGCCAAGATGGAAAGCCTGAAAAAAGGCGTGGAAGCCATCACGGCGGCCGACCTCGGCAAGCAGGGCATCACGGGCTTGGCTGGTTTGCAGCTAGCTGCCCAGCAGGCCGGCGACCGCCTAAAGGTGCTGGAAGTCATAGCCAAGGCGCCCGGCATCGGTTTTGAGCAGGCGGTGGCCGGCGATATCCGCCTGCGGGCCGTGGGCATCTCGGCCGACCAGTCAGCTAAGTCGCTGCGGGAATTTGCCAACGCCATCGCCACCACCGGCGGCGGGGCCAGTGAGTTCGACCGCGTAACCACCCAGCTAGCCCAGCTCAGCGCCAAGGGCAAGGTGCTCAGCCAGGACCTGCGCCCCATCATCGAGGCCGCGCCAGCCGTAAGCCAGGCGCTGCTGAAGCTGTATGGCACCATCGACAGCGAAACCATCAGCGCCAGCCTCACCAAGCAGGGCAAGTCGAGCCAGGATTTTATCGCGGTGCTCACCGACGAGCTAGCCAAGCTGCCCCGCGTAACGGGTGGCCTGGCCAACGCGCTCGAGAACTTGCAGCAAACTGCCGTGCAGAGTGCCGCTAAAATCGGCGATGGCATCAGCAAGGCATTGGACTTGCCTAATGTGACCGAGGGGCTAGCCAACGGCATCGAGCGGCTAGGCAACGCTTTTGCTAACCTTACCCCTGGCACGCAGAAGCTCATTGTGGGTCTAGGGCTAGCCGCTGCTGCTACCGGCCCCATTCTGGTAGCCGTGGGCACCCTAGGTGCGGCGCTGCCAGTCCTGACGGCAGGCTTTGGCGTGCTGGGCATCACGGCGGCCGGCGCCCTGGGCCCGGTCGGCATTGCGGCCGCTGCGGTGGGCGTAGCAGCGGCGCTTATCATTGATAACTGGGACGGGCTCACGGCTTACTTTTCCAGCAGCGGCGAAGGCGGGCGGGTATTCAGCGACCTGGCCACGTCGGTTACCAACTCGGTCGGTCAGATTACGGATGCGTTTTCGGCGCTGAACGGCGGCGGAAACTTTGGCGATTTGGTAAGTGCTACCGGCGTTTTCAAAGCCATTTTCCGCGATATCACCGTCGGCATTACGGCCGTGTCGAACGTGTTTGGTGGGGCCATCGGCGCCATCGTGAAGCTGCTCAGCGGCGACTTAGCCGGCGCAGCAGACCAAGGCACCCGCGCCCTGGCTGGGCTGTTGCAGCCGCTGGCCAACGTGCTGGGCTTCCAGTTGCGCCTGAGCGAAGCCACGCAGGGCGTAACGGAGAAATTCGACGCGCTGGCCGTAGTGACGCCGGGCCTTGCTGCCGTGCTTAACAACCTGAGCGGCGCTACGCCTTTCCCCGTGGCCAACCTGGGCGGTATTACGCGCACCATTGGCCTGCTGGAAAACCTCAAGCAGCAGCTCAAGGACGTGCAGGAGCAGCGCGACAAGGAAACTGACGTGGCCAGCATCACGGCTGATAATGCTCGTATCATCAGCCTGCAAAAACAGATTGCGGCGCTGGAGGGCACCGATAAGGCCGGTAAGAAAGCGACGGACGCCACCACCAAGCTGCGCCTGGAGCTATCCCGCCTCACGGCTCTCGACAACCTGCTGGGGGATACTCCCAACCAGTTGGAGGTATTGGAACGCCGTTCGGACACACTGCTAAAGGGCCTTAAATCCCTAGTAGATGCGGGCGTCAGCCCCAGCAGCCGCGCGTTCCGCAGCTTCGCCCTGGAGGCAGCCAACCTAGGCCAGCAAATCGACCAACTCAAGGCCATCGGTGGCACGCTCGACCTCAAGCCGGTTAGCGTCAAGTCGCTCATTCCGCAAACCATCGGCGACACGCTGCCGCAGGACGTGGCGCGGCTGCTCGGCGACTATGCCAAACAGGCCAAGCCGTTCGAGCTGCCTCTGCAAGCCAAGATTACCATTCAGGGCACGGTCAGCCTAGCCGACCAGATGAAGGGAGCGCTCGATACCGAAATACTGAACATCGGGCGGGGTTATCGCGAAATAAGTGCCGCGACCGATATTTTCGGTAGCAGCTTCGACGCAGCGGCGGCAAAAATTGATGTTACGCGGCAGGCCTTGCAGAATCTAGTTTCACAGGGCTTTACGATAGCTACCCCAAAGGTTAAAGAATTGAGCGATGACCTTAAAAACCAAGTTGCAGCCCTTGATATCAACCGGGCCGCTACGGCTGCACTCAACAGTGGCCTAACTAATCTGGCAACAGGCTTTTTAGAAGGCCTCGGCCAACTAGCTGCTGGCACGGTTACGCTAGAAAGCTTTGGCGCAACCGTACTAGGTCTTGTGGGCAAATTAGCTACGCAACTGGGTGAGGCAATTGTCGCTGTGGGTATTGGTATGCTGGGCCTAAAAACAGCATTTAGCAACCCTTTCGGAGCCATTGCGGCGGGTGCCGCGCTGATTGTGATAGGCGCGGCACTGAGCGGCATTGCCAGCAGCGCGGCCAATAGCGGCGGTGGTGGCAAACCATCCGTTTCTTCTGCTGTGCCGTCTGCGCCGCGAAACTTTACGCCGACAACCGCGCCTGGGGCTGCTGCTGGCCAGAGCGCCACCTACACGCATAAAGTTGAAATCACGGCTAGCGGTCGCAATCTGGCTGGCGTGTTGACGCTAGACACCGACCGCCTAGGGCGCGTCATTGGGCAGCGCTAGGGCTGTTGCAGGTAGCTTAGCTTTCCGTTAGGGTATAGCGCGGCAAGGCGGTACATTTCGTTCCAGCATATCATGTATGTAGAACTTTGGCCACCTCGAAACTGCGTCTCGGACTCGCCAGCCATGATAGCCGAAACCGCAGCAGCACCAGGCAGAGTAAAGGCATCCTTAATCTGAATGTCGGAACCTGAGCCAGATGGTTTTATTGATGCCCGCACTATGTGCATCATGTTGTAGCGCGGAGCTGACTTGCTTTTGGTATTTAAGAAAAGAAGCTCTTTATCAGCCCTGTCTAAGGTATAGCCCGCGTCAAGCAGGATGCGGGCTATGTTCTTGTAAGCAACGGCTGCGCTATCGCTCGTGTGCACCACGATAGTATTTGCCCCTTTAAATGGCGCATCTACTGGCGCAGTCTGAGCCAGGGCAGGAACGGCGGCCAGTAGCAGGCCAGCGAGTAGGTAGTGCTTCATGGCTCCAAGATATCGAGCCAGGCGCGTTTGCCCCGCTTTGCCCCGCCCACCTTCGTGCTTCGCCTGGGTGCAATCGGAGCTTTGAGTCATGCAAGTCGGGCTCTTTGCACTCTTCTATTCGGCCGTCAATGTCACGCGCTTCGTTGATTACAACGACAGCCCGCGTAAGATTGTCGTGCGCGAAGAGGCCACCGACCCTAGCCAGCCGATGGGGCGCGCTGGCACCCGCCAACCCGACTCGTGGCCCTACGCCGACGGCGAGGATATCCGCACCTTCTACGAGCAGGCCGAAACGGTGCGCATCTACGCCACCCGCACCTCGCCCTTTGCGCGCATTGAAGTAACCGCCGCCCCGCCGGCCGCCACCTGCGACCTGGACGTAGGCTACGACCTGACCACCGATAAGGCCGGCTTTACGCTCAGGGTCACCACCAGCCACGGCCCTTGGTCGAGCAGCCTCTCGCCCGATGCCGTTTCGTTTGTTCAGAATAAGGCCACCTATTACACTGCCCCCGGCCGCTACACGGTGTACGTGCGCGATGCCGCCGGTTGCCAGTGGACGCGCGAGATTGGCGTAGGTGACCCCACCGCGCCTACCGGCCCTACCTACGCGCCGCCGGGCGCTATTCTGCTACTGCGCTTCACGCTGCCGGGCCTACAGAACCCCGATTATTTCCGGGTGCAGGAGTACTACTACGACCCGGCTACCCGCACCGCTGCCCGCTACTTCCCGCCCGAGTCGCCCGACGGTACCCGCTACAACCGCCCCACGGCCGAAGTCATTGACCGCTGGTGCGTAGACCCCGGCGCGCCCCCGTATCGGGAAATACAGGTGCACCACGACGGCCAGGGTGGTATTACCCTCGTGAACGTCGATGGCGTCACGGCCTGCCAGAACAGCTGCACGCTCACGCTTACCGTGACGCCTTCGGCCGTGGTGGAGGGCCGCGGCGAACTGGTAGCCATCGCCGCTGGTGCGCAAAGCCCCGTCGTGTTCAGCCTCGATAATTTCGATACGCCCGGCCTGAGCGGGGCGGCGGCCACGCCCCTGCGCTACGACTTCGAAAACCTGCGGCCCGGCCGCTACACGGTGTATGCCAAGGAAACGCGTACTGGCGGCTGCCGGGCGCAAGTAACCGTGCAGCTGGTGGCGACTTACGGCCCCCGCTACCTGCACACCTTTCAGGACGCGGATAACGTGAACTGGCGCCTGCGCATTTTCCAGCGCGAATACACGGGCCCCGTGGAAACGGTGAAAGCGCAACCGGCAGCCGTGACGCTGGACTGGCCAGGCGGCACCACCGACCACGTCTTTACGGGCCTTGTGCGCGGCAGCGAGTGCCAGCTCGGGCTCTACTTCTGGTACCGCGAGCAGCTGCTGCCTTTGTTCAGCGGCGACGAGCGCCTGCACCGCGTGGAGCTGGAGCGGGTGGCCGATAGCGCGCTAGTCTGGAAAGGCTACCTACTGCCTGAGCAGTACGACGTGGCGTTTCTGACGCCCCCGGCCGTCTTCAACCTCTCGGCCACCGACGGGCTGGGCGGCCTCTCCGACGTGCCGTTTACGGGCGCGGCCGGACAGGTGCTACGCGGCGACTGGACGCTGAAAGAGCTGGTGCTATTCCTGCTCGGCAAGCTCGACCTCGACCTGCCGCTCAACACGCTGTTCAATTTCTACCCCAGCACGGCCAGCCTCGCCAGCCCTGCTATTGAGCAGATAAAAATCGACGTTGGCCAGTATGCCGATGACAAGGGCAAGGCCTGGGACTGCGGCAAGGTGCTGCTGGAAGTGCTCACCACGTTCGAAGCTCGCCTCTACCAGGAGCGTGGTGCGTGGTGGCTCGAGCGCCTGCCCGAGCTCAGCGCCGGTCGTGTGGTCTACCAGAGCTACGACCCGCTAGGCCAGCCGCTGGCCGACGTGCCACGTGAGCCGCTGGCCGAAGTGCGCCCACCAGAGGAGAAAGTACTGCGCTGGGTGAAAGGCAGCCAGCGCCAGAGCCTGCGCCCTGCCGTGGCTACCATCACGGTGCCAGCTGAGCCCGGCGAAAAGGTCAACCTGCTAGCCCGCGCCCTACCCAAAAATACTGACTTGCCGGCGGTGCTGCCAGCCAGTTGGACGGCCTCACCCGGCGCGCCCGTCAGCCAGCTGCTTTACCAGGGCAAGGATAAAGCCCCGCTGCTGCGTCTCATTGGCACCAGTGCCAACGGCAGTACGCCCGAGCTGGCGGGCTGGGTGCAGACCTCAGCCAGCGCAGCCGTGCCACTGCGCGACCTAGGGGCTACTACCAACTACGACGGCACGTTCACGCTCACCTTCAGCGCCAAGCCTTACGGTTTTACGCCCAACGCTGCACCCACTGGCCAGTCCACGCTCTATTTCGCCGTGAAGTTCGGCAGCCGCTGGCTGGCGCCTTACCTGGCCTTCCCCGGTGACTCGGAGGATATCGCGGACGTGCTCAAGCAGTCCTACGTGCGCTTCAACGAGAGCGGTGAAATCAAGGTGAATTTTCGCGGCTACGGCACGAGCCTGACCGGCCCGCAGCCAGTGTTGATTCGCTTTTACCAGCCAGTAGGCGGGGCTACGGCTACTACGGTCGACATCTCGGATATCGAACTGAATTGGGAGAACGTGGCCGCGCAAACGGCCGACACCTACACTAGCACCTACACCACCGACACCGGCCAGCTGGTGAGCCGCGTCGATGAGGCCACGACGCTCTTCCACTCCGATACGCCCTGGGTGCGCCGCCAGGGCACCCTGCTCGACGGCAACAACCTGCCTACGCAGGGCTGGCGTGAAGCCGCCTACCCGACCATCGTGCGCGAAGTGGGCGACTACCTGGTGCGCGACCGCAACCTCTGGCAGCGCAAGCCCGCCCAGGTGCTGACCGGCGAACTCCGCGGCGGCCTGGCCGGGCCGGGCGTGCTGCTTACCGACCCTCGGGAGGTGCGGCCGGCGGTGTACCTGCTCACGGGGGCCACCTACGCCGTGAACGAAGCGAAGTGGCAGGTGACAGCCGCCCAGATGCGCACGCTGGCCGTGCCTGGGCCACTGGTGCCGGAAGGCGCTATGCTCCACGAAGACGACAGCCCGATGCTCCACGAGGACGGCTCTTATATGCTTTACGAAAATGCTTAATCCCCGCAAGCTCAGCCAAGACCCGATTTACCCCAATCTGTTGCCGCGCGACAGATTCGTGCTGCTGCGTTCGCCGTTGGACGAGCTTGATGCTGCCCGGCGCAACGGCACGGCCAGCCTGGATACCGTAGCCGCCGCGCTGGCCAGCCGCCTGCCTGCCAACTACCTTGCCTTACCCTTGGCCGATGCCAAGGCCTTGCGCCTAGCCGACCCGCCCGGTGTAGTGCCCGGCAGGCTCTATGGCATCACGGGCGACTGGAACGCTACTGGCATCGCCAGCACGGTATATGTGCACGGCGTGCGGCCGGATGCCTACCACTCCCTAGGCATCGTGTTTATTGCGCAGGGCGCGGGCCAGCTGGTGGAGGTAGATGTGGTAGCAGGCACGTATGGGCCGCTGTCACCTACCAAAGCTGACCTCGACGTCAACGGCCAACTAGTGGTAGCTCAACTGCCCGAGCCTGGCCGCGGGCTCATCAAGGATGTGCAGGGGCGTTACGCCTACGATGATGGCGCCTTGCTACAAGTTGGTAAGCTGTCGAATACCCGAATCGACCCCGCCACGGGGCAATACAGAACAGTATTCGGCTGGACTACTCTTGAGTTCAATGCCACCCAGGGCGTTACGTACCTGAGTGATATCCTGAAAATTCAGTACAGCTCTTACCAGCTTTCCTCTGGTGCGCGGCGCGCTTGGTACGTCGAACCCGCTGGCGGCACGCCGGCGGCCAGCTTCGTATCTACTGCGCCGGTTGGGGGCGCGCCTTCCGACCTCGTTAGGTTAGGCGTCAGCGTGCTCAACGCGGATGTGGCCTCGCTGCACATCGCGCCGCGCAGCGGCTACGATGATAGTGCGTTGGCGGCACGGATAAGTGCGCTAGAGGTGCAGGGTGGGCGTTTTCGGGGGCCGTGGGCGGCATCTGCGGCGTACAAGCAGCACGACATGGTACTGCAAGCTGGCAGCCTCTATTACGCTGGCGCCGCCTTCACCAGTGGCAGCGCGTTCGATGCCAGTAAATGGACGCTGCTTAGCGTGGGCGGCGGTAGCCCCGTAGCCGGTGGTGTAGACTATACTACCGAACTAATCTACACCGCCGCAACTACACTTTCGGCCGATGCTGCTTACAAGTCGCACGTATTCAGCGGCAATAATCCCTTTACGCTTACACTGCCCGCTGCCAGCACCTGTTCCGGCAAGCTGCTGGCCGTGCGTGTGCGCAGCACCGCGCAAGCGGTGTTTACGGTAGCAGCGCAAGGCAGCGACCTGATAAACAGCGACTCAGCGTTTCCCATCTGGACGCAAGAGGCTCTGACGCTACTCTCGACCGGTACGGGCTGGACCAAGGTCAGCTCCCGCCTGCGCGGCATGTCGGCTGATATCGCGCTAGAGGTGGGCGCCAACGTCACTATTGGCGCGGACCAATACCAGTACAATTACCGCCTGCCGCTTACCCGTGAGCTGACCCCGCCCACGCCCGGTATGCACCTGGCCGGCACAGGCCTTATCAAGATTCAGCGCAGCGCCCGCTACCTGGTGGCCGTGCGCGGGCGCGCAGACTTCAGCCCCGGCAACTACAAAATCGAGCCCATCATCTTCCGCAATCAAGCGGTGAGCCAAGATTTCCTATGCCCGCCTGGCCTTACCGGCGGCGAGACGGTAGCCATTCTAGCCGGCAGCATGACCATGCAGCTCAATGCGGGCGACGAAATAGCCTTTGCGATTTACTGCGGCAACAGTTCCGCCGCCATTTGGAGCGATGCCAGCCGCGTGCCGCAGCACGTGGCGGCCTTACTGGTTACGGAAATTCTCTAACTACTATGCCTCTACTACCTGGCTCCCGCACGCCAATAGAGTTGGCCATTTCTGACCGCCAGCAGGGCGATACACTCATTCGACAGCGCGCGCGGTTTTTGGCGCTGGCCCACGGCCAAAGCGCGGATGGCACCTGCACTGCGACCATTAGCGTGTTGGTGAGCCTGTATGCTGCGGATGGCGACGGGTACGGGGAGTTGCTCACCGGCCCCGGCCTCTCGCCTTACGCCGTGACGCTCACGGCTGACAACCAAACCCTGGTAGCAGTCCAGACCGGCCAGATTCTGGCCATCCGTCAGGGCGAGCAGGAAGCTGCCTGGCAGGCCAACATCGAGGAGTTGAGCCGCGAGCAAGCCACGATGCTGCAAGGCGATTTCTTCGAGGCCCTGCGAGCGCAGCCTATCAACATCGGCGATATGATTCGCCAGCACATTCAGCAGGCCGACGCGATGGGCCGCTTCGCCTGATGCGCCGCTGGCTTCTCTTTCTGCTGGCTGCCGCGCTCGTGGCGTGGCTCACCAGCAAGTACCCCACCTTTTTACTGCCCTAGGTCCTATGTCTACTGCTACTGCTACTGCTACCCCCACCCGTGGCCGCATCCTCACCGCCGAGGAGCGCGCCGCCCGCAGCGCCAAAGCCCTGGCGCGCTACTACGCGCTGAAAAACAACAAGGAGTTCGACAACGACCTGACCAAGCCCGTGCGCTTTTCCGAGCCACCGGCCGGCCTGCACCCTGTCGAGCGCCGCCGGCTTGAGGATGAGCGCACCTGCCTACAGCGTGAGCTGGCCAATACGCAGCGCGGCATCAAACACCTGGACGACCTACTCGCTGCCTAATGCTACCACCCGCTACGCTACTCCTTTAAATGCCACCCCACGACGACACTGCCATGGTACAGGAACATGAGCGCAAAATCATACGCCTAGAAACCCAGGTAGAGATGCAGGGTCGGGACATCATGCAGCTCAAGGATGAGCTCAAGGTTTACCAAGCTTCCACTATTGGGCAGAATAAGAAAATGGATGCCTTGCTAGCAGCCATTGTGGGGGATGATAGTCTGAAAACCAAGGGCCTCATGCAGCGCATCGAAGGCATTGAAAAGGTAACGGACATGATAACCGAGCTGAAGTGGAAGGCA